ACGACATTCGCGGTTAAGAGGGAGGGTAGGAAGACTGCCATCCGTGTTTTTAAAACCATAGAAGAGGCCACCGAACTGGCCGAAAAGGAAAAAGGATATGTCGAAACAAGACTCGGAGAACCAAAGCGCTGTACTGGAGACTTCTGCGGGGTATCTCAGTGGTGCGCCCAGTACCAAGGAGAACTTGGCTCAAGACCTGATAGCGATTTATGAGGCGGTGTCTGATCTTTACGAACACTTGCCAGTCATTGCTGGCGATACAAGCAGCATCAGAATGCATCCAGTTTACAGAACATCTGGTCTAGTTTTTGATCTCATCACCAAACTTGGTTATGAGCCTCAATTGCGAGAACGGACAACCAAAAAATTTTATGAAAAGTATGGAAAGGAAACTTTAAATGACACCAACTGACCTGCTGAAGATCAACGTCAATGACCACACGGAGAAGAAGAATGGTCTGACCTACCTGTCATGGGCATGGGCTTGGGCAGAGGCGCTGAAGGCCGATCCAAAGGCCAGCTTCAAGGTGGAGATGCAGCCCCACGGTGGGCCGCTCATGCAAATTGGCGACACATTCATGGTGTGGGTAACCGTCACCATGTTTGACAAGCCAATGACTTGCATGTTGCCTGTGCTGGACTACCGGAACAAGCCGATGAGTGCGCCCACCTCGTTTGATGTGAACACATCCATCATGCGTTGCTTGGTTAAAGCGATTGCTATGCATGGTCTGGGCCTGTACATCTATGCGGGTGAGGATCTGCCAGAGGCAGATGGTCAAGCAGAACCTGTGATCGTCAAGGTTGTCACTCCCACTGCCACGGCTGATGTTGAGGTCAACACCGGCAACGCAATTGCGAATGCCGAGTTGTTTGCCGAGGGAATGATGACATACACGAACCATTGCACAGACGTCAAAGGTTTAAACAGTTACTGGAAGTCGAATCAAACACAACTTGATTCACTCAAGGTAAGCCGCCCTGATCTTTACGATCAGATTCGCAACCGCTTCGCAGAAATCAAGAAGCAATTATCGGAGAGCAAGTAATGCCATATCAAAAACCGTACCAAGAAAAAACGCCATACGTTCCTAAGCCGGACTCGGGAAGCTTAAAGGCTTCAACTTCAAAGTTTGGGCCAACATCTCCTGATTATTGGGGTGATATTCACGTCAACCTCAAAGACATGACCAACATCAAAGTTGAGAACGGCCTGACCGTCATTCCAATTTCTGGTTGGAGGAGGGTTGGCAAGGACGGCAAGACCTTCCTATCGCTGGCTGTCAAGCGCACAGTGCCCAAGCAAGAAGAAGGCGGCTACAGCCGCCAGCCCATCCGCCAAGAAGATGACTTCGGCGATCAAGATATTCCATTTTAAGGAGAACCATATGTCAGCGAACCAACTCATCAAAGATTACATGGCAGCGAACCCAAAGGCCAAGCCCAAAGAGATTGCACTTGCTTGCAAATGCTCTGTTCACACGGTCTATAACCGTAGGGCTGAAATGAGAGCAAAGCTTAAATCGTCTGGCCAAAGCGATGCCAAGCTGCTTGCTGAGCGTGACCAGCTTTTGGCTGAGCGTGACAAGGTGATCGAAACCATGGCTCAAACGACAAACTTGCTTTTGGTAAAAATTGAAAAGCTATCGCTTGACAAACATTTGTACGCCGAACGAGAAACAAAATTGAAGGGCGTCATTGATTACCTTGAGTCCAAAGTCGATGGCCTTGCAGTTTGAAGCCAGAAAGGTAGCACTCAAGCAAGACCGAACAGGTTTTGTCTTGACGCTGGCGATCCACCCTGACGAATGCCCAGAAGAGATTCTGCGTGACTTCGTTGGGGCGCGATACGGCTGTGCGCTGGTGCGGATTCAAGATGACGAGTCCGCCACACCGTACAGCAACAGAGTTCAGAAGGCTGCGATGCTTTGCAAAGATTCCAAGTTTCAAGATTACTTAGGCGCCACCGATGAGGACGAGGCTGCGGCAAGGCTGTGTAAACGCTGTGGCATAGAAAGCCGAACCGAGTTGCACGGCAACGAAGTGGCTAAGCAAATATTTGATGACTTGGTTGACGATTACCAAGAAGTTCCGTTTTAAGGATGTCCCATGGCATTTTCAGTTAATTACAAACCCTTCATGACCTACCTTGAGCCGGACGATATTGCGCGGCTGAGAAGGTTCTCCAAGGCCAACAAGATTCCCATGACCCAGATCATACGAGAGGGGCTGTCTGCGCGATTGTCTTCCGGCGATGCCTACACCAATGGCTTCAATGATGGCCTCATCAAGTCCATCAAAGTTGTAAACGGTATTGAGGCGGCTCAGATGAGATTCCCGTCCGGCCTTTCATTTGCCGAACTTGCCGAGCAGGAGGTCAGCAAAAACTTTATTCGAAACGGGGGAGATCATGAACCTGACCGGAAGCCGTAACCAATGCCAAGCGTGTAAACAGTACTTCAACAGTAACGCTGCGTTTGACATGCATCGGGTTGGGGAGCACGGCCATGACCGCCGCTGTAGGACAACGCAGGAAATGACGGACAAAGGCATGCTTGTTAACCACGCAGGTTTTTGGATCACCAAAGCATATGACGTAGTCAGAGAGGAGCCGGAATGAAAAATTTATCTCAAGCTGATTTGTTTAGCCTCTTTGGGTCTGATCCCAAAACCCTTGTCCGCAGCAACGACCCCGACACGAGTCAGGCGGCAGCGGCATCCGTTAACTCGACACAGTTGGAGCAGATGGTGTACGAGGCCATATGCACCTATCCGGAGGGGTGCATCAGTGATCAGTTGCTTGACCGCTTCAAGGGCTTCCCGTACTCCTCCATCACGGCCCGTTATCGGGCTTTGCTGGACAAGGGGTTTATAGAAGACACGGGGGAGCGCAGGAAGGGTCGATCCAACAAGAACCAGCGCGTGATGAGAAAAATAGAAAAGACAACATAGGAGTCACAACATGCCAATCAAAGACCCAGTTGTTCGAAGCATTAAAAACAAGGAGTATCGCGAGGCAAACAAAGAGCGTATAGCTAGACAGCAAAAAGAATATCGTGAGCGAAATTCAGAAAAACGCAACGCCCAAAAAAAATTATACCGAGAGGAAAATAAAGAAATAATAAATGCCAAAGGACTTGAATATTATTACAACAACAAAGAAATTTTATTAACTAAAAAAGCTATATATCGCATAAATAACAAGAGCCATATAAATGAAAAAGATAGGATATATAGAGAAAAAAACTTAGAACGATGCAGGGTTGTTGAAAAATTGCGGCGCCATGGGCCTCGGCGTATTGAAATTCTTGAAAGAAGGAGGGACTTAAGACGTGATTATTATTACAAAAATTTAGAAGCCAGTCGAAGAAAGTCAAATATTATAACGCTCAAACAGACTAAATATTTAACTCATAATTACATAGCTAGATTATTGCGAGTTCCGGTCAAAATTTTAACTCCAGATCTTGCACAGGCTAAACGGGTACAAATGTTAATACACCGCAAACTAAAGGAAATAGCATGAAAAACATAAGCGATTTGACAACAGAACTAACATCACTATATCAGTCTCTTAAATTGGGCAATATTGACGTAAAGATTGCTACCGAGATGAATAATACGGCTGGCAAGATTATTAATACTCAGCGTGTACAGTTAGAGTATGCAGAATTACGCAAAGAGCAGCCAAACATTGAGTTCATGAAAACCAATGCTAAAAAGAAAGCGTGAGGAAGATATGTGGAGATATTTATGGACAGAGTTGAGGCTGATGCTGAGAACTGTAACTCCGGCACAGGCTGTCACGCATGAGTTGCTGCATGCCGAACACGAGTTGCTGCAAGCAGAGAGCGCAGTCGAGTACGCCCAATCGATGGTCACCTACAACAAGCAGCGAGTTAAGCGTTTAAAGGCTTATCTGGCTATTGATGAACCCAAGGAGGCAGCATGAACGAGGAAACCCGCAAGGTCAAGCCGTATCCGGCAGTGCCCGATGACATAGACCCAGCGCCGGAAACATGGCACAGGATTGGAGCGTTGATGCTTTGGTCTATTTTTACAGTGCTGGCAGTGATCTGCCTTGGGCTGTTCTTAACTGGCGTTTGGATTTGGAGTTTGTTGATATGACGTCCAGAAACCGCCATAGGGGGCTACGTTATGAGTGATCGTATGGACGCTGCTTTGGACCTTGCTCAAAAATGCTGGAGTAAAGCGTACAGAAAGGAGCCAAACTTTGTTGAAAATTACTTGATCAACGCAGAGCAGTTGCTTGCAGCAAAACCAATTGTTTTGGGTGATGAGTTTCGGGATCATTGCAAAAATAATTTATTGTTCTTGCCAATGACTTTGCACCACAACACATGGGTTTCAGGCGTAAAGGCTTT